TTATCTTAATTGCCGAACCAGTAAATGATTCTACTTTAAAGTTTGTTAATTTAACTTCACCTTTAATATAATCAACAGTTCCAGCAGTAGGATTAATAATCTGTGGGTTAGTAACATCATCAGTTATTATCATAATGTTTCCATTACCATCATCTTGTAAGAATACACAAGTATTATCAATGTCAAATGGAGATGATTTAATCGCAGGCTTGTAATTCGCAAAACCGTTTGCTGCTTTATATGCGTATGGTCTAACCAAAGCAGTTTCAAACCTAAAGGTTGGGTTTGTATTATAATTAAGAGGCGGAGAATATTCAATAATAGGAACAGCACTAATTTCATTACTTAAAATGCCAGGATCCAATGCATCAACAATTGATGAAAGTTTAGATGATCTTAAAGTCCTATCAAACGCTTCGAGATTATCATCAGAATATTTTTGAATTGCGGTTCTTACAAGTGCTTCAATATCCGATGCTGATTTCTCAGTATTCTTTTTACTGTAATTTACACTTACTGTCATATCAGCGTATACGAATTCTGTTTGTTTAAAGATTGGCTCAATACCTAAAGGAGCTCTTTCTTTTAAATAGGCAAGATATGAATTAGATAAAGTAGAAGATATGATTCTTGTGTTGTCATTTAAGAATACCGAAATCGCAACTCGACCGAATTGAGGTGGATCTAATTGTTCACCACCGTAAGCAGATACCGCTGTGATTTCAGGGAATGCTTGTTGTAATAATATTTCGTAATCTTTCGTTGTGACTGCTCTTTCTTGAACCTGTAATGCTTTAGGAGCAAAGTATCGAATGCTTTCCATTGATTCGCGTTCTTGACCGCCGGATGCTGCAGTAACTACAGTTGCGTTTACCGTACCGTTTTCACCAATAAATGTTTGACCAAATGTATCCGCTCCGTTTGGTTCTTCACCTGAACAGATTCTATATCGTACTCTTACATCTTCGAATTCTTCAGGCTGTAAACCAAATTGATTCTTACCAAAGTAAATAGAATACTTATCATCAAGATATGGTTCAAGATAGAATACTTTATCCTCAGGCTTAACACCGTAAATAGTATTAGCTCTTGCGAATACATTAGCATCATCTGTTGCTTCAGCATCAACAAAGACAACAATTGAATCTGTATCTACTTCATTGTTTGTAAGGAATACTCTTAATACACCATCTGCATCAACAATAAACCCTTCTCTTTGGAAACTTGTTAGCATTTCTCCTTCAAACATTTCTACATTTTGTACTTCAAATACTCCTGGTGCAGTTCTTCTTGCTGTGTACGATTGATCTGTTACGAAGTTATAACTCTCTCCTTGAAAGTTAGCGGATAATGCAAAATATCGAGGAATTGAAATCGTTGAATCTGGTGTGACAGTATCTTCTATTCTTAAATTAACAGTTGCTTTAGCAGATTTACGTGAACGAGGAATATAGTTTAATTCTTTTGCATGAGAAACGATAGAGTTCTTAAGGACGGCAGAGTCAAGAAACATTTCGTTAAGTGCCATGTTTGTATAGAAGTTATTATTATAACTATTAAAAGCAAGTACATCAAGCAAAGCAGACAAGTTAGAACCTTCGAAGTTATAGTCCTTAAATTGTGTTTGCGTTTTAAGATATACCTTAAACTGATCTTTGATTCTTTCGAAGTCTAATTCAGTAATTGGTGTTTTTGGATTTGCCATCTCTATCTATTCCTTTTTAATATAACATCTAATGAAATTGGTTGTTGTTCGTTACGAACATAGAAAGTAATTTTAACTGTAACGGATCCTGCATCAAGATCTCCCGAAACGAATACGTCAATTAAACTTGCCCTTGGTTCATATGTTGTAATTGTAGATGTTACTCTGTCTTTAATTAGTTTAAGCGTGCCTGGTGTTAGATTCTCAAAAAGCATATCACGAATATTGCCACCTAAGTAAGGTTGCATTGGTCTTTCGCCACGATCGGTTAATATAAGATTTTTAATTGCTTCTTTAACTGCCGCCTCATCTTTTTGTAATGCAATGTCTTTTGACACAGGACTAATACGAAGATCCTTATGGAAGTCCGTATAAAGATTTATCTTTTTCTTTTTAGGCGATAAGTACTCTGCAATTGACATTTATAATATTTCTCTTAAATCTAAATGAATGAAATCATTGTATTCTTTAACGTATTTAAATCCTGTTTTAAACGCGTCTTCTAAAAACTTTGGAACGTCAGCCATATCTTTTTTAATATCAACCACCATTCCGCTTAAATGGGAATTATCTTCTGCCCATTCTTGTTTTGTATTATAGGCTTTACTTACCCAACCATTTGTTATGATAAGTTTACTGCCTGTTAATAACCTTAATCTTTTGAGGTATACTTTAACATCAAGATCTACTCTTGTATATCCGTATATACCAACTCCTTCTTTTGAGTCAAAGTGATTTACGCTTCCACTAGGTCCCAAACCTATATCTGCATCATTACCCGCGAATACAATACCGCATCTTGGCAGATCTCTATAGTCCGCAGCGGTAATAGGGGCGATGTTCTGTGGTGGGTTGCCAGTGTTTGTAATTACGTCTCCACCAGTCAAAGTCCATCTGCCTTCTAATCTATTTATTACCTCTTTCCTAGTTGTTGGAGAATACCGTATAGCTCCAGCTTTAATAGCAGTAGATTCGTTAATTCTTGAGATCGTCTGAAGCCTGTTTACAATCGTTGAGTATCTATTGGTATAATCATTAAGGGGTTTGTTAATGTCCCTTATAAGTGCTTCTACGTTTGCCGCAAGTGCACAAATGCGAGCAATAAGGAATTGTATTTCTTCTATTCCTGGGCTTTCAAACAAGCTTCTTGCGTAATCAATTAATCCTGAAACCTTATCTTTAATACCTTTTTTATTTTCAGGCGTAAAGAACGCACAAGTTTGTTCTCGTACTGTCATAATACCTTTTACAACTTTAGAATCAACGAATGTTTCAAAACCTTCTGTAATAGCAGCGGGATCGAAATTACCAACCATATCTTCCACTTCTTGGAATACTTGTTCAATAACGGCTTCTATCTTTTCCTTGATTTCTTTAATAAGTTTTTCAATAATTTCTTTAACAGTAAGATCTTTAATCCCGTCGTATCCTCTCGAAATCTTACTTGCTAATTCAAAAGCATCTGCTATTAAACCTTCTACAACTCCGATTAAGTCAAAGAATGCATCAATAGAAGAAAAGATAGAATCAAATCTATCGCAGAATCCACCTAATAAACTTGTACTGAAATCATTCTTATAATAAGAATCTAAGTTTCTTGCTAATCTTTGATAATCATTTTCATTTATTACACCTTGAGGAGTATAATTATATCTCTGAATAAAGTCAGCAGTTTCAAGTTGAGAAATATTACCTCGTTCCCATCTTCCTTTAAGATCAGGATAACTTCCAAGATCACCAATTCTCTGTCGAAGCAATCCATTTAAATAATTACTTGAAAGATTTAAATCATCACCATATAATCTTATAGCTTTTGTTAATGGATTAGATTCAGCATCACTCACAATACTTTCTGCAACCTGTTGTGTTACTGCATCAATTTGAGAAAGAGTATATCTTCCTTTTAAATCTGTAACGTTTACTGGTTCTAAAGATAACTTATTTAAAGCAACCTGATCATTAGGATCTGGACATACGCCTGCCATTTTACACGCCTCCTATTACAGAATTGGTTGCCGAATCATCAAGAGGCGCAAGAACACCTGCAGAAGAACCCATTGCGAAATAACCTTTTGGAACAATAGAAGTTGACTTCCCAGGAGGTTCAGGCATCTTGGCTTGTGTCATACCCCATGCACCATTTCCAATAGGCAAGAAGTCAGCAATAATAGCAGCGAATGCAGAAGCAGGATTTAATATCTTAGCAATAAATTCTGGACTGTTTCCTGTAGGATATGCCCAACCTGAAGTAAGTCCTGGTAAAGGAGCAACAATTGGAGCAGATACGGCAGGAGGTAATAAAGCAGGTACACTTGGTATTGATACACTTACGACAGGTGGACGATAAGCACCGTTATATGCAGCGCCTGTAGCAGTCATAAGTGGAGCACCTAATGTTGTAAAGTCACCACTTGTTGCCGCAACCGATGTAGCAATAACTGATGGAGAATTCACAACCGTGCTTGAAGTAATTACACCTGAATTAATAGCAGTTGTATTAAATATTCCAGTATGAGAAGTTGAGACTGAAGCAATTTGCATCGTAGGTGTAGTTAAACTCCAACCTGGTGTTGGTACAGCAGTTCCTGTTAAAGGAGTAGGCGGTATTAAACCACTTGC